AAAAGTATATGTTTTCAACAATCTATCATCCCTGTCAAGTTGTGAAACTTTAAGGTCAGCAGTATAATCATCATGATTAGTAACTCCTTGTCCCGTAACAAGATGATTCAAACTATTATTCCACCTTTCCATTGCATTTCTAATTGCAAAGTTTGTGTCATTATAAAATGTAACTGCCCAAGTCTCAAAACTTCTATCACCCGCGATATAGATACTTCTACCACGAAACGGTACTGGGATTTCCTCAACTGTCATTCCAGGCAGATTTGCTGCCGTACATAAAAATGCAGCATTTCTGGTATCAAGTCCAACAGAACCAGCTGGAGGATTGTTAATTTCAACCCGAAACTGGTTTGCTCTTGCACCGCCACCAATTAGTTGCGATCTAAATTCGTCTAATGTTCCAACCATTTTCGTTGCTCCTTATTAGAATCTGCCAATAACTTCACTGAACGAAACACCAGTTCGCACAGCAACAAAGTTAAGACTGATAAAGTTAATTGAACGAGCAGGTTTAATGTAGATGTCAGCAATAAATTCATTCCTGTCAATAACTTCACCTGTGTTGTTAGTGCCATCGCAGACCACTGTAAAATCAGTGATACCTCTACGACCCTGAACATCTCGTAAAAAAGGTTCTACTAAATTACGGAACTGCGCTCGTGTAAACTCATCGTTGAATTCAAAGAGTGTAAACTTAGCAGCTGTCGCAATTGCTTTTTCAAGAACAAGGAACAATCTACGCACATTGATTCTATCAAAAGCACTTGGTTTGGTTTGGGCAGTTTTATCACCAAACAGAACCACACCTTGGCCAGGAAAATCAACAACAGGATTAATCCGAGCCTTATAAAGAATATCTCTTTCTGATTGCATTGGGTTATAAGCAACTTTAATTGCACCACGAACATTACCACGATTATAACCGCCAGGAGAGAACCACGGATCAGCAACTCTGTCTGTATTTGCACAAAGTCCGGCAATATCACCGTTCAAAGGAACATAACGGAAAACATCATTGTATTTGTCATACATGTATTTGTAACCGCTATCGTATACAACATATGAAGACGAAGGCAAAGTGTCAAAAGAATTTTTAACGTTTACTGTTTGTGTGTTAGAACTCTGAACATTGACAACTGATTGTCTAGCCGGAGAGATAAAACCAACACAATCTTTACGAAGTTCACAAATATCTGTAATCATTGTTCCATGTGTGTCAAACTCATCACCCGAAGTACCAAATGAACTTCCCGTAACTGTTACTGAAGGACCACCAAGAATAAAGTTAATATCATGGAGTTCTGCATTTGCAAACAAATCATATGCAGTACGTTTCTCACCGAGAGTAACTGAATAATCGTCTGTTCCTCCAGTCAAACCATCAAGCGTTGGTGTATCAACTAAAGTATACACACCACCACCAGCACCAGAATCCTGAATGATACTGTCGCCATCTGTTTCGTCAATAACACTTGCACCTTCATTTGATCCAGTTGCATCAGTTCCGTTTAATACGATATCATTACTAAGGTCTAAATCACTACCCCAGTTAGTACCAGCGCCGAGATGATCCATCCAGTAGATATTTGCAGACTGTGTATAAATCACATCAACATAATAATTTGTTCCACCTTGAGCTGTTCTAGCTTTTGGGTTTTTAGAAAGTGCACTGTATGTTTCTAAAACTGCAAGAGTTCTTTGACCAGCAACACTTTCGGAATAACCTGAAAGTTTACCTGTTGTGTCATATACAACAATATGCATTTCATCGCCTGTTCCACGACCTTCTTGAGTAGACCATTGCGAAGTGCCTGGTGCTGTATCAAACAAATCATAAAACTTCCAACGACGCCGAATAAAAGAATTGTCAGCAAGAGATGCAACCAATCCTGTTCCGTTTGGATTATCTAGTTCACGAATTGTAATTGTGTTGGCTGATGTATCGCGAGCAGTTACTTCATATTCTTTGCCTGCATGACCCGTAGCAGGAGTTCCAAAACCACTATCTGTGAAAAATGAAACAACATCACCAACGTTAATTACGTTAGATGCAAGATCAACATCATCAACAATCACAGATGTTGCACCGGAAGATGCAGCACTATTTACTTGGTTTGCCCCAGTAATATCTTGAGAAAATGCTGTAGATGTTGCACAAATAGAAACTGCAAGAGAATTTCCCCAATCACCAGCGGTTCTAGCAGCCCAAGAACCAACGCTACCTTGACCATCAGCAAAAGAACCTAAATAATGTTCTGTATCTCTAATCAACACACCCAATTCAGAGGCAGCACTTTTAACATCAGATTCACAACGTACAACTTTTAATGCATTTGAATATTGCAAAAAGTTTGCCGCAGTGAACCAGAATTCAAAATTATTACCATTTGGTTCGCCAAAGATACTTCTTAGTTCTGCTTCTGTCCCAATATTTACAACCGAAGCTACAGGGCCTTTCTCGAAAGGACCAGCAACAGCGCCAATATTTGTTTGTACGGCAGGTATAATATTAGTGAGATCAATTTCTCTAACGTGAACGCCTGGAGAGACTAAAAAACCCATTTTCGTACTCCTTCAATCTGTAAAGTTTATAAACTTTATTAGTTATTCTTCTTTGTATTATTTATAAAAATAAAGATCCTAAAAACATTTTTTTATATGTTGTAATTCTTATAAATATTTACATGTTAACGCATTACGAAAAATACAAATGCACTATTAAAAAAGTTGCAAAACGTAATTATCGACAACGTATTGTGTGGCTAAATGAGTATCTTGCCGAGAAGTCATGCATTCATTGTGGTGAAAGTGAAACTGTTTGTCTTAAATTTTATCCTCATAATAATAAAATAAGAAAACTTACTCAACGTAAGGGAATGAATGATAAAAGTAGAAAAGAATTAAATGAACTTATAAAAAAATCTAAAATTGTGTGTTTAAATTGTTTCATCAAACTGGATTCAGATTTAATAGAATTTATTTAGTATTACCAATTCGTATTAAAATCTCTGGTAACTGTTGTCCATTTGGTTCCGTACTCATCAATATCATCACCAAAGGGATCATCAATACCATTTACAATAAAACCAAATGGTGCCATATCTTGTTCTAACATATCTTGCTGTTCTCTTATCATAGTTTTTCGTATATCATTATCAGTAAGTTCTTTAAAATATGTTTGGTCTGTTGCCCAAGCAAAAATAAACATGCAAGCAACTAAATCATCGTTGCAACCATCATCAGCCTGATGAGATGAACCTCTAATAATAAATGTAGACAATTCATTTACACAGTCATAATCTTCTATAATAAGTTTGTCATCTTCTATCAATTGTTTGAGATTAGAGCAACCAATCTTTTTAACCGCCTTTGTTGTTCTTACACCCAATTGTGCTCTACCCCCTGAGAATCCCGCTCCTAGTACCTGGCCTGCTCTACCTCGCATCGAAGCCATAACTAGGTTGTCATACTCAAGGTCAAACTGTAACGTGTTGGCGACCTGCTCACCTATGTCATTCACCTCTACCATAACATATGCTTGATTGTATGCTTTAGCAACTTCATGAATTTTGGTGGGAAACAGAAGCGGTTTAATTTCATTATCTCTAAACTTTGCAACCATCTTATATGGTATCTCAGTTATATCAAATACCACAAATGCAGAATAATCATTTGCAGTACCACGAGATACATCAGCAGTTAACATATAAACATTTTGTTCTATTGGTCTTGTATGAATGTCTAAACCTGCATTTGATTGAATCGGATTTCGATATGTTAAATTCTTTAATCTTTGTGCACTAATTAATGTGTCAATAGAACCTAGAAAATGACATTCAAATTCAGCATTAAATTGTGATTCAGAAGTATTTCGTATTGTTTCTATTTTCCAATTTTCATCTCGGCCAGGAACTTCACTCCAATGAACTTCTGTTGCAACATAATCATTTCTTTTTTCTTGTGAATCTACCCATATTTTATAAAACATGTTCATACCATGCGGCGTAGAAACAATAATTACCTTTGTGTTTTGACCAGAAGTAATTGTAGGATAAACAGATGCAAAAAATTGTTCTGCAACATTTGAAGGAACAAACGCAAACTCATCAAGAAAAATTATATTATAAGAACCACCACGAATTGCACTTGAAGAAGTTGCAGCTGCAATAATTCTACTACCATTTTCTAATTCAATATTACCTTTGTTCCATGCAATAATACCTTGCTGCATCCATTTAGGAAGGTTCTCATAGGCAAGTTGTAGTCTGCCAAGAATATCTCTTGCAGTAACGGATTTGTTTGCAAGAACAGCAATATTTACATTTGGATTAAACAATGCATAGTGCAAAAGGTATGATATAATAGTAGTTGATTTGCCAGACTGTCTAGGTAATTTATAGATGGTAAATCTATTATTATGCATAGAAGATATCATATCTTTTTGAAAATCATACATATCAAATGGCACCAAACCATGATCAAGAGAAACTATTTGAACATAATTTGAGATAAAATAAATAGGATCATCTGCGCATTTATGAAACTCTTTAATGTTTTTCTTTGTAAACTCTACAGCTGTGTTGATCTTTTTTAAATTGGGATTGCCTAGATATTGGTTTTGGTCAGCCATTAACTAATTCTCTATTTTTAATATGTTCTTCTTCAATATCATCCTTAGATTGTCCGAAATATGCAACCCCATTGTGTGTGTCAATAAGAAGTTGATTTAGAGTTGTATCATCAACAACAAACTCTCCAAGAATACGACCATATTTACCAACACCATCTTTTTTGGTACGTAGAACTTGTGTTGATCCAATTGGTAGATGGGATAAAACAAATTCTTTTGCCATCAATCCATATACTTTTTCTTCTTTGTCGCTTGTCCTAGATTCAGGTGTATCCACACCATAGAATCGAACTCTCTGTTTTTTCATCCATACACCAAAACCTAAATCAATATCTACATCAGCGGTGTCACCGTCTATTACTTTAACAATTTTGCATTGATATTCAAACATCATTTACTCCTTTATATATTTAGGTTCAAATTCATATAGAGTTATAAATCTATCGTCATCTCCTTTTTGATTTTTTAATTTATTCTCTATACAATCAGATGATATTCCTAATTTATCTACTATCACATTAATACCCTTTGTTAATCTTGCATACTTGCTATGATCATTCGACCAATCAATTACAGATAAACTAGGGTAATCTCCCGCATCATCTAGAAATTCCCAACCAGACAGTTTTGGTCTAAAAAGAAATCCAAGTTGTGTGTATATTAAATTTTTTGCTTCCATTCTAGAAAGATATTGAAGTTCTGGAGTTGTTCTATGCATATGTTCATAATACTGAAACATATAATTATAATATAAATCAAATAAAATTTGATTCTCAAGTTTTATTCCATGGCTCAGTCCTAATCCAGGCTTTTTAAATATTCCTCTACATATATTTCCAACTCTCTCAAAAACAAAATGACCATCAGCGGTAACTGGAAATCCGTCACCTTTATATCTTCGTATTCCTTCTAACAAAAATACGGTGCCGGAACCAACACTAGTTTCGAAATATTCTGATTCTAATAGAAAGTTTCTGAGGCTGTTTTGATTAAATTCAAGATCGATAATTTGCAAATCAATATAGTTTCTTTTGCAAAACTCACTAACAAAAAAGTATTCTAGTTTATCATAATAACCATTATAACTGGAACGAATATAGATGTAGTCTGCATTTGCACCAATAGACTTAAACCCAAGAGCGATTGCCTGAGAGTCGATTCCACCAGAAACAAAAACAGCTGGTTTTACATCTTGTGCAATAACCTGTGCTTGATTTCTTAATGCATCTTTAAGTGTTGTGGGATAATAATCATTGTTTGGATATTCATTTATTTTCAACTCATTATAATCATAAGTAATCCAATTTTTATGAAACATGACTAAAAATAATCTTCATAATTAGTTAAATCCTTTGTTGTAAAATATTCACCATTTGATAA